ATGACAAACGAGCAGCAAGCGTTAGCGGAAATGCCTATCTGGTTAGTGATCGCGCTGGCCCTGATCGGCGGTATCTCCGGAGAAATGTGGCGCGCCGACAAGGAGGGCGCCCGCGGTTGGTCGCTGGTGCGACGCCTGGCCCTGCGTTCCGGGGCCTGCATGGTGTGCGGGGTGTCAGCCCTGATGCTGTGCTACGCCGCCGGCATGTCGATCTGGACAGCCGGCGCCATTGGTTGCCTGACCGCCATGGCCGGTGCCGACGTGGCCATCGGCCTTTATGAACGCTGGGCGGCCAAGCGCATCGGCGTCAACGAAGGCCCAGGCCGGGACCCGCAGTAACCGTTGCAAGGACGCGACTTAAATGACACTCATCGAAAAACCCTCCCAACTGCCCCAGGCCATCAACGAGGCGCTGCGCGTTGCCTTTCCGGATCTGAAGGTCGGCAATTATCAGGACTTCCAGGGCGCCGCGAATAACACCGGTGTGTTGATCACCGTCGAAGGCAATGGCCCGGGCATTCGCTCCCGCGAAGGGCGCAAAGCCCACTCCCTGGGGATTTCACTCAAGGCCATGGTTGCCCCGGGTGCCTTGCCCTTTGATGCCTGCGACCTGGCCAGCCAACTGATGGACCTGGTGTTGGATAACCGCTGGAACCTGCCGCAGGAGCAGTGCGATCTGCCGACCAACATTGTCGCTGCGCCATCCATACGCACCACCGCGGAAACGGACTACGACACCTGGACCGTCAGCTTCACCCAAACCCTCTATATCGGACCGCCGCTGCTCAACGATCCCACAGGCAAACCGCTGTTCGCCTGCACTTGGGAAGTCTCGAACATCGACGACCCCGACCAATACAAGCCGCTGGCGGAGTAGCCCATGTTCGACGCGCTGTTACGCATGCAACTGGGGCCGATCGTCGAGCGACTGGCGGAAATGGAAAGCCAGTTCGAAGACCTGTATCGACGCGCCGAAAGTTTCTGCCGCATCGGCGTATGCCAGGAGGTCGACGCGGCCAGCAATACCTGCAAGGTCAGCCACGGCGAACTGCTCACCCCGGCCATTCGCTTTTTCAACCCCAGCGCCGGTGCGCAGACGGAAACTCGCATCCCGTCCGTGGGCGAGCAATGCTTGCTGCTCAACTACGGCGGCGGGGAGGGCGGAGCGCAATCGGTAGCCTTGTTCGGCTTGAACAGCGACCGTTTTCCGCCGGTTTCCAGCGTCCCGACCCTGACCCGACGCCGCCATCAGGACGGCACCCAAAGCGACTACGACGACGCCAGCCACACCTTCAACTGGGTCAACGGCCCGACTACGTTCATCGGTTCCCGCGAGCAGGTCAACGTCAAGGTCGGCGCCGCCAGCCTGACGATGAATGCCCAGAGCATCACGCTGCAAGTTGGTGGTACCAGTCTGTTGCTGGATGCCGGCGGCGCGCACTTCAGCGGCCCGGTGGTGGACCACCAAGGCCGAGTCATCAGCCCCTGATAAGGACATCCCATGATCGGAATCGATCGGAACACCGGGGCAGCCGTCGATGACTGGCTGCAGTTCGTCCAGCGCGCCACCCGAGCGCTGACCACTCCCTTGGGCACTCGCCAGAAGCGCCCGCTGTACGGCTCGATGATCCCGCAACTGCTCGGGCAAAACCTCGGCGATGACCTGCTGATTCTCGCCCAGAGCCATGCCGCCCAGGCGTTCTACAACCCACAGAACGGCATCGCCGATTTCGAGCCGCAAGTCATCGTCGCCAACCGTCAGGGCGCCGGCCTGTTGCTGCGCTTCGCCGGCACCTGGAAAAACCGCAAACAAACCTTCGAGGTGGTGACATGAGCATGTTGATACCCGGCCAGAACCAGTTGGCTGAGCCAGCGATCATTGCCGTCGATGAATTCGAGCCACTGTTGGCGGAGTTCAAGGCGTTTGTCGTTGATTACGTCGCGACTCGTGCGCCGGAAAACGCCGCCAAGCTCAAGGTGAGCCTGGAGAACGAAAGCGAGCTGCTGACGTTGGCGCTGGAAGCGTTTTGCGTTCGGTTGCAAACCCACGAGCGCAAATACAACGCCCGCATCAAGCAGATGCTGGCGTGGTGGGCCACCGGCAGCAACCTCGATGCACGCTTGGCGGACATGGGCCTGGAGCGCCAGGTGCTTGATCCCGGTGATCCAGCGGCTTTCCCGCCCGTGCCGCCGACGTTGGAGAGCGACGACGACGCCCGGTTGCGTTATTACCTCGCGCCCCACGCTCCGGCTGCGGGCTCACGCATGCAGTATCGCCGGGAGGTTTTCACCCTCGGTGAGCGTCCATCGGTGAAAGTGCAAAGTGCTACGCCGGGTGTGGTGACGGTCACTTATACCTTCGACCCCGACGGCTACGCGGCGCGGGTCAAGGATGGCAACGGCCGTCGCACCGCGCCTGGCGAAGTGATGGTCACGGTCCTGTCCCGAGACGGGGATGGCACACCTTCTGCGGACCTACTCGACGGTGTACGCCGGCACTTCGCCCGGCCTGATGTGCGACCGGAAACGGATCTCGTCTCGGTGCAGGGCGCACAAATCCTGCGTTACAAAATCCGCGTGGTGGCAAAGATCAACGCCGGCCCGGACTCCGGGCTCACTCAAGTCGCCGCCCAGAAACTGCTGCAAGACTACGCAGAGTCTTGCCATCGCCTGGAAGGGCGGGTGGACCCAAGCTGGATCGACTACGCCATCCACTCGGCTGGCGCTGCGCAACTGCAAATCCTTGAGCCGCTGGAGCCGATCGTCACCACGGCGTTCCAGGCCCCGTATTGCACGGGTGTCGAGGTGGAGGTGCGCACGTTATGAACGAACCAAAAGGCAGCTTGCTGCCCGCCAACAGTTCGCCGTTGGAGAAGGCACTGGACCTGGGTTTTGGACAGTTACTCGACCGGGTCACGCCGCCATTTCCCGCTTTGATGAACCCGCTGCAAACCCCGGTTGAATTCCTTCCCTACCTTGCCGCTGATCGCGGCGTCAGTGAATGGGATGCCGCTGCCAGCGAGTCGGAGAAGCGCCTCACCGTGGCCTTGTCCTGGCAGATCCAGCGTCAGGCCGGTACGCCCAAGGCGCTGAGCTACGCGGTTGAATCACTGGGTTTCACCCCGAACATCAGCGCCTGGTATCAACAGCGGCCAACAGGTCTGCCCTACACCTTTGATGTGCAGGCAATCATCGGTCGCAGTTGGTCCAGTGGTGATCACAACCGTTTGATCCGCCGCATCAACGCGGCCAAGAGCGAGCGGGATTTAGCCACCATCACCATCGTGCACGAGACCTCCCAGGGTTTGCGTGTTGCCGCAGCTGCTGATCCAGGGTTGAGCATCGGCGATGAGAGCCAGCCTGGGGCGTTGCCCGAGGTGAAGCTGTACGCGGCACTCGCTTGCAGCAGCGTGGCGCACACACCGCTCAGCGATGGCGAGTTAGAGCTGTGCGGCGTACTGCCAGAACTCGGGCTGGCGGCCCGGCTTAACAGTGCCGGGGTAGCCCGGCACTACACCATTAACGACTACGACCTCAGGGCGCAGCCATGACAGATGAAATTACACGCCTGGTGCGCTTCACCTCCAAGGGATTGGATGAAGTGCTGCAGGCAACGAACCAGGGCTTGAAAGGCGAAATTACCCACATCGGCGCCGGTACTGGCCGCTACAACCCCGACGGCACCGAAGTTGCCCTGCGTGACGAGCGCCAGCGGGTCGCCATTGTGGACTACGAGGACCTGGGCGACCGGCAACTCCGGATGGCCGCGCTGTTTGATGGCGAGGCTGAGTATGAAATTGGCGAGTTCGGTTTTTATCTCGCCAGTGGGACCTTATTGGCGGTGTATTCCGTTGCAGGAAAGTTGCTGACGTATAAAGCGGCGGCGGCTCGGGTGCTGCAGAAGTTCACGTTGGACATTTCGCCATTGCCGGCGGACAGCGTGACGATTGTGGTGGGGAGCGAGAATTTGAATGTATTGATGGCTGAAGAAATCGCGATCATGGCGGCGGCTTCGGTTGGCAATATGTCCCGCCACGTTGATCTGATGTTGCGGGTTATGCATCTCGAAGCGAAGTAGTTGCACTGACAAAAGTGCTGGAAAGACTAATTGACAGGGAGTTGATGATGGGAATTGAAACGACTATCACGAAAGTGGTTGATGCGTGTAATAAGCTGACGGAAACGGTGACTAACCAGATTGGAAAAATTGATGCGCGGGTAGAGGCGGCGTCGAGTCAGTTCACTGCGTGGCGTAACGGTGTACAAGCGAAAGACATTAATGGCCGCGCGCTTTATAAGCAGGATATTGACCTTACCGGCTTGTCCACGGACGTGCTTTACCCAGTGTGGTGGAGCATGCCCGGTAACGATGGGGGAGAAACCGAACTTACTATCTCTCGAATTTTTGCTCGAGACAGCGAAAAGGCGCCCTTTGGTGAGGGTATCTATCATATCGCTGGCTTGAACCTGCAATTGGAAGGTGTTGGTTTTCCATGGAATGGTGATGCCAACTTCCTGTCGATCAAACGAATATCGCAAACCTATCGCGAAACGGTTCGGGGCATCTCGTTTGGCATGATTTGCACGGCTCGTGCCGTTACAGGGCTTAAACCCATGTATGTCGGTTTGGTCGCTGGTCAGCTGACCACGTCCCCACAATTCTCCGGGATGTACCTAAGAGGTGGATTGAGTTACACGATCACCAAAACGTTTGATTACCCTGTGAGCTTCAGCAAGGTGGATACCGAAGTGATCATGAAAGATGACGTTACGGCTGATTGGGAGGTGCGTTGGGTAGTGAAGCCTTATGCGCTGGCTCAAGCAGATGCCGTACTTGGGAAGACCTATGAAGAGAAGCGCTTGGCTTATTCCTACGACAACGACACTCGGTATACCGCCAAGGTTTAAGGACTGATCAAATGACTTTGTTTATTGAAAAACTGGAAACCCCCGCTGGCGACTCGCTGATCAACGTACCTGCCAGCGTGCAGACACTTAAAGGTCTTGGCTTTAGTGATATGGCCGCTCAAGCGCTGATCGAGAACGCTTCTGTCGCTGCCGCGCTCGCTAGCGCTATTGCCGCTCGCCGCTCTGCCTATGTCAGCGAAGCTGACCCGATGTACCTCGAGTGGCAATTCGACGGTACGGCTGAAAAGGAGAAAGAATGGCGAGCCAAAGTAGCCGAAATCAAGGCGCGTTTCCCATTGCCGGAAGATAAGTAACCACTCACCGCGAAAGCGGTTTTTTTTCGCCCGCTCAAAGCCCCTCTCGCAGGGGCTTTGGCATTTTCCACCCGGAGAATTCCACTCATGTTCAACCGCCAAACCTACACCGTCCTCATCCCGTTCCCCACCGGCAATGGCCATTGGTCCACCGCAGGCGAAGAACTCGACCTGCTGGACGTCGAAGCATCCGCCCTGCGCACCGCCGGCCGCCTGGAACTCACCAGCGTCCTCAACTCCACCCCCAAGAAGGCTGACTAACCATGGCTGAGGTTTTGAACTTCGAGCACAACGGCATCACTGTGAATGCCACTGAATCCCCCGAGGCCATGGGTGGCCTTGGCGACAACGTCATCGGCCTGGTCGGCACCGCCCCCAATGCCCATGCATCGATCCCGAAAAACGCCCCGTTCCGCATCAACAGCTTCACCACCCAGGCGCTGCTGGACCCTACCGGCGCTGAAACCGGCACGCTGTTCCACGCCGTGTACCAGATCCTCAAAGTGGTCAAGGTGCCGGTCTACGTAGTGATCGTCGACGAGGGCACCACCCCGGCCGACACCATCAATAACGTAATCGGCGGTGAAGAGCCGGTCACCGGCCGCAAACTGGGCCTCGCCGCCCTGGCCAGCGTCCCTGAAGACCTGACCATCATCGGTGCTCCAGGCTTCACCGGCACCAAGGCCGTGGCCGGCGAATTCGCCTCCTTCGGCAAACGCATCAAGGCCCGTGTGGTGCTGGATGGCAAGGACGCAACCGTCGCTGACCAAGTGACCTACAGCGGCGAACTGGGCGGTGCCGACCTCGGTTTCGACCGTTGCCTGCTGGTGCACAACATGCCGTCGGTGTACTCCAAGGCTGCGAAGAAAAACGTGTTCCTGGCGCCGTCGTCCCTGGCCATCGCTGCACTGGCCAAGGTCAAGCAGTGGGAAAGCCCGGGCAATCAGGTGACCTTCGCCGAAGACGTTTCCCGCGTGGTTGAGTACAACATCCTCGACACCTCCACCGAAGGCGACCTGCTTAACCGCTACGGCGTGAGCTACTACGCCCGCACCATCCTCGGCGGTTTCTCGCTGCTGGGTAACCGCTCCATTACCGGCAAGTTCATCAGCTACGTGGGCCTGGAAGATGCGATCAGCCGCAAGCTGGTCAAGGCCGGCCAGAAAGCCATGGCCAAGAACCTCACCAAGTCGTTCATGGATCAGGAGGTCAAGCGCATCAACGACTGGCTGCAAACCCTGGTAGCCGACGAAACCATCCCCGGCGGCAGCGTGTACCTGCACCCGGAATTGAACAGTGTCGAGAAGTACAAGAACGGCACCTGGTTCATCGTCATCGACTACGGCCGCTACGCGCCGAACGAACACATGATTTATCAACTCAACGCCCGCGATGAAATCATCGAGCAGTTCCTGGAGGACGTTCTCTAATGTTTACCAACCGAATCAGACAGGCCATGGCTGCCACCCTCCAAGGCCTGCCGTTGTCGGCGACGGTCACCTCGTTCGCACCGCCGAAGATTGAGTTCGATATGGAGCTCATGACCGGCGGGCGCTTCATCGCCGAAGAAATGGCCAAGGGCGCCAAAGCGCTCAACGCCACATTGGAGCTGCAAGGCGCAGGTCCGGAAATCATGCTTGCCCTGGGCGTGCGTCTGGGCGACGACATTTTGCTGAACGTGCGTGAAGCCGGCCAGGACCAGGATGGCAAGACTTACTTCACCTACCACACCATCGGCGGCAAGCTGAAAACGCTGACCGAGACAACGCTGAAGATGGGCGAAAAACCCGCCATCACCCTGGAGTTCTCCTGCCGCACCTACAACCGCCTGGAAAACGGCATTCCGGTAATCGACATCGACGTACGCACCCAGAAGTTCGTGCTCAACGGTGTCGACATTCTCGGTGATGCCCGCCGCGCGGTGCTGATGCCGTAAGCCCCCGGGAGCGGGTTTTCCCGCTCCCATACTTCATCAAGGAATTGATTCATGGCCTGGATGCCTCCGCTGCACGTCCTGCTGTCGCCGATCACCGCCGATACCGGCGCGACGATCGAGCAGGTTCAACTCAAGCCGCTGTTCTATGCCGCGCAAAAAGACGCGCTGGCCCGGGCCGGTGACGATGAGGACGACCAGTTTTTCGAACTGGCGAAACTCGCCACCGGCCTGTCGGAAAAAGAGCTCGACCAGCTCAAGCGGCCGGACTACGTGAGCATCGCGCAATACGTGCATGACATGTCGACCCGCCCGGCTTCGTTCTTCCTGGACGAGTCCCGCACGCCTGGTCACTCAACCATCACCGAACAGGTGAAGCTGCTGCTGCCGCTGAACGCAGCGGGCCGAACCCTGACCGATGTGACCCTGGAAATGCCCGCGCTGCGTGCCACCAAAGTGATGAAAAAACTCACCACGGCCAAGGAGCGCGCTGAGTTCATCACTGCCCATTGTTCGGGGCTGATGATCCCCGACTTGGCGGGCCTGACCGTGCCCGACTGGACCGAACTGCAGGGGCGAATCGACGATTTTTTAAATCAACCGGCGGCCTTCTTTCAGAGCGCGACATCGAAGTAATCCTCGATGTTGTGCCGCTGGTTTACTCGGTAAACGAAGCGGAAATCCTGGACTGGGACGCCGGAAAAGCATTGCGCCGCTACGACATCGCGATCACTCGCCTTGGCGTCAAACAGGAGTAGAGCGGGATGCAGATTAACTATGCGCTGGCATTTGCCGGGCAAACGTATGACCGAGGGCTTTCGGGGGACTTGTCACCGGCGGCCGAGGATTTGACCGGGCCTGCCTCCCTGGATGCGGTGCCTGCCGCACTGACGGATCTTAGCCTGGCGCTGGCCAGTGCCAGCCTCGAAATCAACGGCCTGACCCTGGAGCAGGTGCGGCTGCGCGAGGCCCTTGAATCGCTCAACAGCACGTTGTTCATTAACGGCAACTCGCTGGAGACCAAGACGGTCGATGTCGCCGCTGGTGCGCCGAAGAACGAGCAAAAGGACCCAGCAACAGCCTCCGATTCCTGGGTGGACAAGGGCCTCAAGGCCGGGGCCGATATCGGGAAGGATTTGGGTTCGAGCCTGTTGGATACGGTCAAGACCCGAGTGATCGGCAATCTGGTCGATGTGACGTTCGGCAAGATTCCCGGAGTAGGGAAACTGTTCAAGGACGGGGGGCTTGATAAAGACAAGGACAAGGGTGGCGACAAGCAATGTTGCCTTGGCACCACCGGCCCACTTGAAACGGCGGCCGCACAGTTACCCGAAAGCGTTGGAGAGACGGTCCGCAAGAAAGACAAAGCTCACACCCCCGGGAATTTGAAGAAGCGGCGCGTCAAGCTTCCCAAGCCTGGCCAAACGATTCCGCGTGAATCGAAGGCAACCGTCGATGGCAAAGCCGCGGATCTCAAACCTCTTCATCTTCCCGCCTCGGCAAATGCCGCGCCCCAGCTCAATGCGATGGGCCAGCCGCTTGTTCCGTTCTCTGCCAAACAGGCCGCCCAGGCGTCGACCAACCTACCTGGTAATTCGTTTGCCTCCTACGCGGCGCCGTCGGCAAACCGCCGTGTGGCGCGCGGTGCAGGCAAAGGCCTGGCCGCGAGTTTATCGGGAGCGTTTGCCAGACTGGAATCGGTAGGCACCCGCCGCCTCGGCCCGTTGAAGTACGTCGACACCGCCATGGATGTGGTGCAGGGCGTGCGCAATGGCGACGCAAAAGCGGTCGCCTCCGGCCTCAGCACCGCGGGCGGCGCCTGGGCGGGAGCCTCCGCCGGCGCCGCTATCGGCACCCTGATTTTTCCCGGTGTCGGCACTGCTGTCGGCGGCGCCATCGGTGGTTTGTTGGGCAGCGAGGCGGGAACCTGGCTCGGTGACAAGTTGTTCGGCCCAAGTGACCGTCTGCCATCACCCAACACGGTAAGCAAGGAACTCAGTAGCGCCAGCACCGACAACCTGCAGATCACCATCGCGCCAAGCATTCAGATCAGCGGTGTAAGTCTTGCCGATGCCCAACCCATCATCGATGGCGTGATTCAGGCGCTGCAATACCAAACCTTACCGATACTGACCGACGCCTTGAGCGTGCGGCGTAACGCATCGCTGACTGATTTAAGGGGATATGCCTGATGCGACAGCAAATGGTACTGGGGGATTTTATTTTCGGGTTGTCGCGCGGGTTTGCCTATTCCGGTCTCAACCGCCTCACGGACGGTGGCTGGGCAAATCTGGAGATTATTGCCAGCAAGCCGCAGTCGCGGCAGAAGGGGCAAAACCTGGAAAAGCTTACGTTCACAGGTAAAGCCGCGTACGCCGTGGGCATGCAACGACTGGACGAACTGCGTGCCCTGCAGAACGGTCGGGCGCCGCTGCCATTGGTGGACGGTATCGGTCGTAACTGGGGACTGTGGCGCATCACTTCGGTCACGGAAGATCAGTCCTGTGTGATCGATGACGGCACCGCTCTGGTGATCGGCTGGACACTGGTGCTGGAGGAGTTCGTCAATGCGTAGAGTGCGAAGTATTGCCGGTGACGCGGTCAACCTGCTGCTCTACCGCGAGCTTGGCCGCTGCGATGACAAGGCTGAAGAAAACCTCTGGCGCTTGAACCCCGATCTTGCCGAGCAAGGTCCGGTCTTGCCGGCGGGTGTTTGGGTAATCGTGCCCGAAGTGGAGTCGCGACCGGCAGCGGTGCGTCCGGTGTCGGCCTGGGATTAAGGAGGTTTCATGGCAATGGGATTTACCCCGATCGTCGAGTTCTACGGCGCCAACGCGGCCCTGCTCAACGAGCGAATCATGCAGTGGAGCCATACGGATACCACAGGTATTGAATCTGACCAATTGGAACTCACCCTCAACATCGAAGGCCTGGAAGGCTTGCCGAGCCTGAGCGGGAAGATCGGTTTTCGGGCGGGCTACCTGGAGACGGGGCTGGTGGAAAAGGGCGAGTTTGTGGTTACCCATCTAACGCCGTTCCTGTTTCCCATGCGTCTGGTGGTGGGAGCCACCGCAGCTCCGTTCAGTGTGCAGGATCAAACCGGCTATCGGCAGCGTCGTTCCGCCAGTTACGGGCCGACTACCCTGGGGACGCTGTTCCGCCAACTGGTGACCCGCCACGGCTTTTCACCCCGTGTTGCGCCGAGCCTGGAGGGTATTTTCATTCCCCATATCGATCAGTCCAATGAAAGCGACATGGCCTTTATCACCCGGCTTGCCGGGAAGTACGGCGGGGTCAGCAAGCCCTTCAACGAGCTGTATGTACTGGCTGACAGCGGGCAGGTCAAAACGCTTTCTGGCCAGATGCTGCCAGAGGTAAAACTCTCCGTGACCCAGAACAACCGCCCCGGGGAGCAGGCATTTATCAGCGCCAAGTTTGAGGAAAAAGCCCGCGCTAAATACGCAGGTTGCCAAACCAGTTGGTGGGATGCCGCGGCAGGCAAGCTGCGGGTGGTTCAGGTTGGGATTGCCCCGTTTACCGTCCTGCGCCAGCGCTATCAGAGCGAAAATGAAGCCCGGGTGGTGGCGCAGCGCGAGTTGGGCCGGGCCAGCCTTAAAGGACGAACGCTAACCATTGATTGCCCAGGTAACCCGTTGCTGGCGGCCGAAGGTCTTTTGCTGCTAGACGAAACCTGGCCGGCGTACATGCAAGGGCGATGGTCGATCAAAACGGTGACGCATACCGGGGTGCCGAAGGCGGGCTATCGCAGTTCGATTGTCGCCAGTGGCTTGACGGTCTAGCCGCGCCCCCTTTAACCAAGCCCGCTCCCGAGCGGGTTTTTTATTGCCCGGTGACCCCCATGAAGATCACCCCGTTACTGACTCACCTGCGTGATCACTGCCCCGGTTTCAACCAACAGGTGCACGCTGGCCTCGATCTCGATGCCCTGCAAACCCTGCCCGGTGCACCCGCTGCGGTCGTTACGCCGATCACTGACGCAGCCACCGCGAACAGTTCGCAAAACACCACCCGGCAAACTATCCGCGAGCATTTTGGCGTGGTGCTGGTACTCGACCTGGTGGACGGCCAACAAGCGCTAGCCATGGACCAACTCCACGCCCTGCGCGCCGAAATCTGGCGCGCCCTGGTGGGATTCAAGCCCGAGCGCTTCTACGAGCCCATTCAGTACGAAGGCGGCGACTGGCTGCTGCTGACGAAGAACCGCGGGCTCTACCGGCTGCGATTTTTCGCCGAGTTCCAACTGGGACGCAACCTCAGCACACAGCCAGCGGAAACCTGGCTCGAGCTTGAGCTGGACGCTCTGCCGTCCTTCAACGGGGTGACGGTGCGGGTCGATGCCATCGACCCGGCCGACCCCAATCTGCAACGCCCAGGCCCCGACGGGCGCCTGGAAATGACGTTTTCTGCCGAGGTAAAACCATGAGCAAACGCATCACCGTACTGCCGGTTTCCGGCCGTGCCGTACCTGACCCGGAGGCGGGCGATCTGTTGCCGGCCGAAGGCCGCGAAGTCCCGGACAACGCCTGGTGGCGTCGACGTCTGGCCGATGGCGACATCACAACCAAAGCCGTCAAGGCGGCAAAACCACAGGGAGCCAAATAATGGCGATTGGATTCAGTCATATTCCGGCGGACATTCGTGTGCCGCTGTTCTACGCCGAGATGGACAATTCGGCAGCCAATAGTGCGTCGTCGGCCCTGCGTCGGCTGATCGTGGCCCAGGTCAACGACAACGTCACCAGCCCGGAAGTCGGCAGCCTGGTGCTGGTATCGAGCGCGGCCATGGCCAAGCGTATCGGTGGCCAGGGTTCGATGCTGGCATCGATGTACGAGACGTTCCGCAAGAGTGACCCGGTGGGCGAGATCTGGTGCCTGCCGCTGCACAGTACCGAAGGCAGCGCGGCCAAGGCCGAGCTCAAGCTGACCGGCACCGCGACCCAAGGTGGCATTCTCAACCTGTACGTCGGCGGCACCCGCGTTCAAGCGACCGTGATCAATGGCGCGACCGCTGCCGTTGCCGCCACCGCCCTGGCGTTGAAAATCAACGCCAGTGCCGACCTGCCGGTCAGTGCGGTAGCCGCCGATGGCACCGTCACCCTGACTGCCAAATGGACCGGTGACAGTGGCAACGACATCAGCCTGCAGCTCAACCGCCTGGGCCAGAGCAACGGTGAACAAATCCCCGACGGCCTGACCGCCGTGCTCGGCAAAATGGCGGCGGGTGCCGGTGTACCGGACCAACTCGCGGCGCTGGCTGCGCTGGGCGATGAGCCGTTCGAGTTCATCTGCATGCCCTGGGCCGACACTACCAGCCTCAACGCCTGGCAAGCGGTGATGGATGACAACAGCGGTCGCTGGTCCTGGGCCAAGCAACTGTTTGGTCACGTCTACACCGCCAAGCGCGGCACCATCGGCACCCTGGTGGCTGCCGGGCAAGGGCGTAACGACCAGCACGTGACCATCCAGGCCATGGAGCCGGGCGTGCCGCAACCGTTCTGGGTCCAGGCAGCGGCCTTGGCTGCACGCACGGCAGTATTTATCTCCGCCGATGCCAGCCGTCCGACCCAAAGCGGCAGCCTGCCAGGCCTCGACCCGGCCGACGCCAGCGACCGCTTCACCCTGACCGAGCGCCAATCGCTGCTCAACTACGGCATCGCCACCGCTTACTACGAAGGCGGTTACGTGCGCATTCAGCGGGCGATCACCACCTACCAGAAGAACGCTTTCGGCCAGGCGGACAACTCCTACCTGGACAGCGAAACCCTGCACCAGTCGGCCTTTATCGTGCGCCGTCTGCAAAGCGTGATCACCAGCAAGTACGGGCGCCACAAGCTCGCTGCTGACGGTACGCGTTTTGGCGCCGGCCAGCCGATCGTCACCCCGAGCACTATTCGCGGTGAGCTGATCGCCCAGTACGCCAAGCTGGAACTGGAAGGCCATGTGGAGAACGCCGAGCTGTTCGCCGAGCACCTGATCGTCGAGCGCGATAGCCAGGACCCGAGCCGGGTCAACGTGCTATTCCCGCCGGATTACGTCAACGGGCTGCGGGTGTTTGCGCTGCTCAACCAGTTCCGTTTGCAGTACGACGCGGCGGTGTAACCCCGCGCTTTTCGCAACTGATTCCAGCCCGCCGAGTGCGGGCTTATTTTTGGGAGAAACATCATGGGTCAACTGATTGCGGGCACCTGCTACGTCAAAGTGGACGGCGCTCAACTGACCATCAACGGCGGCTGCGAAGCACCGTTGATGGCCGTCAAGCGGGAAACCGTGGTGCCGGGTTTCTACAAGGAAACCGACATCACTCCATCGTTCAAAGTTACCGCACTGCACACGCCGGACTTTCCATTGAAGCAACTGATCGCCGGCACCGACATGACCGTCACCTGCGAATTCAACAACGGCAAGGTCTACGTGCTGGCCGGTGCCTACCTGGTGGAAGAGCCAGTGGCCAAGGGCGACGACGCCGTGATCGAGCTGAAATTCGAAGGCATCAAGGGGACCTGGCAATGACCGATACGGTGAAGCTGCAAGTGGCCATCGAGGCCCACGGCGAGCCACTGACCGAACTCACCCTGCGCCGCCCGACGGTGCAGGAGGTGCGGGCGATCAAGGCACTGCCGTACAAGATCGACAAGGGCGAAGACGTGAGTCTCGACCTCGACGTTGCCGCCAAGTACATCGCGGTGTGCGCGGGCATTCCGCCGTCGTCGGTCAACCAGCTCGACCTGGTGGACTTCAACGCGCTGAGCTGGGCCGTCGCCGGTTTTTTCATGAGTGCGGCGCAGGCTCCGTCGCCGAGCTGATTGCGGTGGCCTACGACCTGGCCTGGTTCTGGAAGGTTGACCCCGAACAGATGCTGGCCAGGCCTTTGGATACGCTCCGGGAATCCCTGGAGCATGCGCAACGGATCAATGCGATGCAGCAGGTGCAGTGATGGCAGAAGCTCAGAAAGTAGAAAGTACCGCCGTGCGCCTGACCGGGATCGACCAGCTGTCGCCCAAGCTCGCCGCGCTGCAGGCCACGGTCGGACGCTTCAGGCAGAACCTGGAACACACCGGCCTCGGCAAGTTGGATATTTCCGGTTTGGTGAAGGGTGGTGGGCTGGCAGCACCGTTTGTCAGCGGTATCAAATCGGCGTTGGCATTCAAGGGGCAGGTTGGCGAGGTCAATGCTGCTGTGGGTCAAGGGGTTGCTGAATCGGCAGCGCAAGGGCTGGAGAGTTTCAACGCCTCGTTGGACAAGGTATCAGTGGCTTTCGGTACGGCGCTGTTGCCAGCCGTCACGGCAGTGGTGGTCGGGCTGGAGCCGTTGCTGACCTCGGTGGCCCAAGTGCTTACCGAGAATCCGCAACTGGTGCAGGGCCTCGCAGCGGGTGCGGTGGCGTTTACCGCTATTCAAGCGGCTGTCACCGGCGTGTCCCAAGCGCTGGGGCTGATGCAACTGGTGCTCAGCGCCAACCCGATAGTGTTGGTGGCCGTGGGCATTGCCGTGGCGGCGGGATTGATCGTCGCCAACTGGAAGCCGATTTCGGCGTTTTTTGTCGGGCTGGGCGAGCGGGTGATGGCGGCGATTGGAACCCTGGGCGCTTTTTTTCAGACGGTCTTTGCGTTTCGTCCTCTGGAACAAGTGATGCGCCTGTGGGGGCCGATCACAGGTTTTTTTGCGGGGCTGTGGACGTCGCTTAAGGTGATGGCGCAGCCGCTGATCGGCTTTTTCACCACACTGTTTTCCTGGTCGCCAATCGGTTTGATCGTCAACAACTGGGCGCCTTTGAGCAGTTTTTTTGCGGCCTTCTGGGACTTGCTCAAGGCACTGAGTGTGCCGGTGGTCGAGTTCATGAAAAGCCTGTTCAGTTGGTCACCCCAAGGGCAAATCATTGCCAACTGGGGCGTGATCAGTGAGATGTTTGCGGCGATCTGGAGTGACTTCAAACTCACCGCGCTGGCGGCTTTTACCATCGTCAGCAGTTACTTCGATTGGTCGCCCCTAAACAAGATCTCTGCCGTTTGGGGCTCCGTCACCGGTGCGTTCGTCTCGATCTGGAGCGATATCAAGTTGCAGGCCCAGGACGCCTTTGTGGTGTTGAGTGGCCTGTTCGACGACTGGCATCCGATGGAGCAACTTGAAGCCATGTGGGCACCGGTACTGAGCTGGTTCACGGCGCTGTCGGAGAAGCTTGCGGTGATCACCGCGCCGATTCGCAAGCTGTTCAATGGTGGGCTGGGTGAAGTGATCAACCAGGCGACCGGCAGTGTGCTGGAGTTGACCACCGAGCAACAGGAACGCAATGCCGAAAGCGCGCGTAACCCATCCTGGTTCCGCAAGGGTCCTGGCTTGGTATCACCGCTGGCGTCCAGCTCCAGTTCGTTGCTGCAACAAACCGCTGCCAACAACCGCACGCAACTCAATGGCGACTTGCGGGTGAGCTTTGACAACGCACCGGCCGGCCTGCGGGTCGACCAGCCCAGAACCAACCAGCCCGGCCTGAGCGTCACCCCACGTGTCGGCTACCGTTCCCTGTCCCTTGGAGGCTCCAATGAGCTGGCGTGATCGTTTGTTGCCGGCGTCGTTTCGTGGCGTCGGGTTTTGGGTTGACCAGGCGAAAGTCCCGGTCGGCAAGAAGGGCCAGTTGCACGAATACCCTCAGCGCGACCTGCCTTTTTTTGAAGGGCTGGGCCAACAGTCCCGGGTGCATGAGCTGACGGCATTTGTAGTGGGCGAGGATTGCCTGGAGCAACGCGACAAGTTGCTCAAGGCCCTGGAGGAGGGCGCTGGCGAGCTGGTGCACCCTTGGCTTGGACGGTTGCAGGTCAAGGTCGGCGAATGTGAGATGACCCAGACTCGCCAGGACGGCGGGCTGGTGACATTTGCCCTGAAGTTCTATCCCGACGAACCCTTGAAGTTTCCCACTGCGGCGGTCAATACCCGCCAGCTGTTGCTGGTGTCAGCCGACAGTTTGCTGGGGTCGGCGGTGCTGCGTTTTGAGCAGGCCGTCGCACTGGTGAAACAGGCACGGGTGGGTATCCAGGCGCTGCGCAATGGGCTGGCTGAGGTTTACCAGGTGATTGAGCAGCAGTTTGCCCCGCTGATTCAGTTGTATGGCGACCTGAACGCCTTGGTCAAAGCCATCAAGGAAGTTCCCAAGGAATTGAGCGCCGAATTCAAGGGCTTGCTCGGCGATGTGAAGGACCTCAAGGCGTTCGCCCGCAGCGGCTATCGTGGCATGTTGGCCAACCTCTCGCAGCAGGTGGAAGCGGCTCGCACTATCGACGTGCCAAAGCTGACCACCGGCAAGGACAGCGTGGCCGCCGTGCAGGCCACTGCCAACCTGGTACAGGACGCGTTGTGGGTGAAGATCGCCCATTGGCTGGCGGACGTACCGGTGGCGACCAAGGCGGTGACCCTAAGCACCACGCCGTCCCTGGCGCAACAGGCGGCACAGCCGGTGCAGCGCCGTGAAGTACCGGTGGCTGATGATGTGCTGGTGCTGCGTGACCTTCTGAACGAAGCCATGTGGCAAGCCGCATTGAAGGCCGACGCCGGGCACTACGTTGCGCTGAATGACTTGCGCCAACAGATGTTCACGCATCTGACGGCGGTGGCTTCGTCCGGTGTGCGACTGGTCAACCTGACGCCAATGCGCAGCATGCCCGCCTTGCTGCTGGCGTATCAGCGCTTCGGCGACGCGACGCGAGTGGGCGAGGTGGTGCAGCGCAATCGGGTGGCCCATCCGGGCTTTCTGCCACCGGCGGATCTGCAAGTGGTCAGGGAGTAACCCATGAACGAGTTGGACAATGCCGTCACTCTGACCGTGGACGGCCTGGATTATGGCGGCTGGAAAAGCGTGGAAATCAGCGCCGACCTGGAGCGTCAATTTCGCACCTTCACCCTTGACATCACCTGGCAATGGCCCGGGCAAACCCTGGCAGTGCCGATCAAGCCTGGAGTCCGTTGCCAGGTGCGCATTGGTTGCGATCTGGTGCTCACCGGCTTTGTGTTCAAGGCGCCCATCAGTTACGACGGCCAGCAGATCAGCCTGAGTATTCAAGGCGGTTCAGTGACGCAGGACCTGGTGGACTGCGCAGCGATAAACCAGCCCGGCCAGTGGCGCGGGCAAAGTGTGCTGAGCATCGTCCGTGCGCTGACGGCCACCTATGGCGTCGAGGTGCACAGCGAGATTGCCGAGACCACACGTTTGCAGACCCACAGCATCGTGCCCGGGGAGACGGTATTCCAATCCATCGACCGCTTGCTGACGCTGTATCGGGTGTTCTCTACCGACGATGCGGACGGACGCCTGGTGCTGGCATTGCCCGGTAGTGCAGGGCGTGCGAATGACCGCCTGGAACTGGGTAAGAACATCCTTTCGGCTAACGCACCGATGGACTTCGGCACGGTGTTTTCCGAGTACCGCGTCATCGGCCAGCACAAGGGCGATGATCAAAAAAACGCAGCGGCGGTCAGTGAGGTTTCAGGGAATTCCCGGGATGAAAAAGCCGCGCGAAAACGCGTCACGGTGATCAGCGAGCCGACCCAGTTGACGCCCGAACTGGCCCAGCAACGTGCCGACTGGGAACGCGCTACCCGTACTGGGAAAGCCCTGACCACCACTTACACCGTGCAAGGCTGGCGGCAGTCCAACGGCGATTTGTGGCGCCACAACCTGTTGGTGCGGGTGATCGATCCGGTGCTGGAATTTGACCAGGACATGCTGATCTCCAAGATTACTTATTCGCTCTCCGACCAAGGTTCGATCACTACGCTACAGGTGGCGCCGCCGTCCACCTTTGATGCCAATCCGTTGCCATCCGCTTAACCATCAAGGAATTTCCATGAGCCTACTGACTCGCCTGCTGGCGCGCGGCACTGTCGTGCTCGCCAACTCGGCCACCAAGCTGCAATCGCTGCAAATGCGCCTGACCGCAGGCGAAGTGAACGACGACATGGAGCACTTCGAACCCTACGGTTTCACCAGCAACCCGCTGGCCGGTGCGGAAGGCATCGCCACGTTCCTGGGCGGCGACCGCTCCCACGCCATCGTGCTGGTGGTGGCTGACCGTCGCTATCGCTTGCAGTCCCTGGCGCCGGGTGAAGTGGCGATCTACACCGACGAAGGCGACAAGGTTCACTTCAAGCGCGGGCGGGTGATCGATATCGAAACCGGCACCCTGAATATCCGCGCCAGCCACGCGGTGAACATTGATACGCCGACCCTGACCCAGAGCGGGAAGATCATCTCCCAGGGCGATCAGATTGCCGGTGGCATCAGCCAGATCCGGCACGTGCATGTGGGCGTACAGCCCGGCAACGGCCAGTCCGGTGTGCCGGCGGGAGGCCAGTGATGTTTGTCTCCGACAACCTGAAAAATGCCCTGACCCGATCGGTGCTGATCAGCCTGTTCACCTGGCGCCGTGCCGCGCCCGACGATGCCGTGGACGATGACGAGCGTTTCGGCTGGTGGGGCGACAGTTTTCCCAGCGTGGCCGACGACCGTATCGGCTCAAGGCTGTGGCTGCTGCGCCGGGTCAAGCTGACCCGCCAGACGCAACTGGACGCCGAATTCTATGCCCGCGAAGCCTTGCAATGGCTGATCGACGACGGGCATTGCAGCGCCATCGAAGTCCTCAGTGAACGCCTCGACGCCCAGCGGCTCAACCTGCGCACGCAGCTGACCCTGGCCGATGGCGAGCGCCTGGACATCAACCCTGATAACAGTTGGCAGGTGATCTATGCCGTTTGAAACCCCTTCGCTGCCGGTGCTGATCAAACGCACCCAAAGCGACCTGGCCAGCGATTCGCTGCGCCAGTCCGATGCCCAGGTCCTGGCGCGCACACTCAGTGGTGCGGCGTTCGGCCTGTACGGTTATCTCGATTGGATCGCTGAGCAGATCCTGCCGGATACCGCGGATGAATCCACCTTGGAGCGCATCGCCGCGTTGCGGTTGAACCAGGCGCGCAAGGCTGCAGTGGCCGCCAGTGGCAGCATGAGTTTCACCGCGGCGGCGGGCGCGGTACTGGATGTGGATACGGTGCTGCAAAGCAGTGATGGGCGCAGCTTCAAAGTCACTGCTGCCGGCACGACCCATGCAGGCCTCAACACTGCCACCGTGCAGGCGATTGATGCCGGCACGCTGGGCAACGCTGATGCCGGGCTGAGCCTGATCGCGGTCCAGCCGCTGCAAGGTATTGGTTCGACCTTTACCGTGCTGGCGCCGGGGCTGACCGGCGGTGTGGCGCGAGAAACCCTGGAGTCGCTGCGGGCGCGGGTGATTCGTTCCTATCGCGTTATTCCCCAAGGCGGTTCGGCACAGGATTACGAGACCTGGTCCCTCGAAGTGCCCGGCATTACCCGCGCATGGTGTCGCGGCAATTACCTGGGGCCGGGGACGGTGGGGGTGTTCGTGATGCGTGACGACGACCCGCAGCCGATCCCCAATGCCGCGCAACTGGCGCAGGTTCAAGCCCATATCGAGCCGCTGAGGCCAGTCACCGCTGATGTGTATGTGTTGGCGCCAGTGATGAAGCCGGTGGCTTATCAACTGCGGCTGACCCCCGACACCAGCGCCGTGCGCGCGGCTGTCGAGGCCCAATTGCGGGACCTGCACAACCGCGAGGCGGGGCTGGGCGACACCTTGTTGCTGACCCATATCGCCGAAGCCATCAGTACCGCGACCGGCGAGACCGATCACACGCTCACAAACCCGTTGGTGGACGTTGCAGCGGCGACCAATCAGTTGCTGGTGTTCGGAGGTATCACATGGCTGGAGTGAGAACCGCAGGCCAGTATCAAGAACAACTGATCGCCTTGTTGCCCAGCGGTCCGGCCTGGGACCTGGAGAGCGTGCCGCAGTTGGAGACGGTGCTCAAAGGCATCGCCGAAGAACTCACGCGCATCGACGCCCGGGCCTGCGACCTGCAAAACGAAATGGACCCGGTGACCGTCAGCGAACTGGTGCCGGAGTGGGAAAGGGTGATGCAACTGCCCGATCCCTGCCTGGGCTTGAGCCCGCTGTACGACGACCGCCGCTTGGCAGTGCGTCGACGGCTGTTGGCGGTGGGCAGCCAGCGCGCCGCGTACTACATCGAAATCGCCCGCAGCCAGGGTTATCCCGACGCCAGTGTCACTGAATATCGCGCCCCGCGCATGGGCCGCTCACGGTTTGGCGCTGCGCATTTTGGCACCTGGCAGGCGCATTTCATGTGGTCCCTTAACACCGGCGGCCGCCAGCACCTGGGGCGGCGGTTTGGGGCGAGTTATTGGGGAGAGCGGTTTGGCGTCAATCCGGGCAATGCCCTGGAGTGCCTGATTCATCGCACCGCACCTGCTCATACGCAGGTGCACATCAATTATGACTAGAGGGTAGAAGCGTGGATTATCCAAAGAGTGTGCCCAGTGTTGGGCTGGTGAATGGCAAGTTTGTGGATGAAAACCCGGTGACCGGGACGCCAGGGAGTTTGATTCCGGCGGCTTGGGGGAATGGGGTTACGCAGGAGATTTTGAATGTGTTGGCGGCGGCAGGGATTGCGCCGGATGAGACCAAGACGGATCAGTTGGCGCAAGCGTTGAGTGTGTTGAGTGATTGGTTGAAGTTGAAGAACAAGCCGACGACGTTGGCGGGGTATGGGATTACCGATGGTATGCCTGCGGGGGCGGGAGGCCTTCTTGCGGCTGCTCCTATTGTGAAAGGCAAAGTGTCTGATCTTCCCGTCTCTCAGTTTGTGAGCGTAACGGAGGCGACTACCGATAAACCTGCAGCTGTGAGCTATGGCGCTGGGCTGCACATAAAGTATCCCGATCGAAAGTATGGCTTTGATCTTCTTTCAGGCGTTACGGGGGAGTGGTTTGGTATGCGCAGGCTTGCTGAGGATGGCAGCGGCGCATGGCGAATGTTATGGCATGACGGCAACTTCAATCCGGCTGCCAAAGCAGATAAAGCAACCTCGCTGGCAGGATATGGAATTACTGATGCATTAGTGGTTGGAGGGACTAGCCGTCAACGACCTAGTTTGTCCGCGCAAGTTCTGGGGGAGCTTGGCAATGGTACCGGTGGCGCGTTGGAAATTCGTGAGGCGCAGGAAGTCAGTAATACCCAGACCGGTTTCGACTATGCGCCGCGAATCCTGTTTCACTGGTCGGGGCTGGTTGCCAGGTCCTTGGCTATGAACTCTGCAGGCGAACTCATGTGGGGATCACAGACAGCTTGGACTTCCGGGAATTTTGACCCCGCGCGTAAAGCGAATGTGGCTACTACGCTGGCGGGTTACGGGATTACCGATGCGCTGTCAGCTTCCAGCTTTCTCAAGCCTGTAGCTGGGCAATGGATCCAGATAGGGGGGAGCGGTGTGCTTCCAGCAGGCGGAACGTGGGCCTTTTTCTGTGCCAATTACAACGGTAACGGGGCTGCGCTTGGTGGCAACGCCGGAGTGGCAGCTGGTGGTACTGCGGTAGGTAATGGAAACTGTGTCGGTTTTGCATGGAGGATTCAGTAATGGATAACGAACAACGTCCTGAGCAGTACAACATAGAGGACATTTATCTTAAAAAGGACGGTAGCTACTTAGTCACCTTGGATGGCTATCCCTACCATGTGACTGAAGCAGAAACTCCGGACGTTTATCGTGCAGTGCGTTTACTGATTGATTCGGGTGAGCAGTGCCAGGAACACATCGACCCCATCATTTCCGATGCTGAAGCCCAGGCAAATGAGCGCATGTGGCGTGACTCGGAAATACAGCGCATCAGTTGGGTGCGTGATCGTCATCGCGATCAGTTGGACATGGGATTGAAAACCACGCTCTCCACTGAGCAGTTCAAAGAGTTGCTCAAATACACTCAAGCATTGCGTGACTGGCCCCAGGCTGAGAGCTTTCCCTCGATAGCCAAACGGCCCGCTGGATTGCCTTGGTTGGACGCTGTTGCTCAGTAAATATCTGGGCGTGTGAGAGTAAAAAACGATGCTGATAACACTCCCTCAACTTATCCAAGTAATGCCTGGAGCCCGCCTTAGAGCGGGCATTTTTTTAGCTTCTTTAAATGAGGCTGCCGCACATCACCAAATCACTACATCCAAACGCATCGCCGCCTTCCTCGCCCAAATCGGCCACGAGTCCGGCGAACTGCGCTACGTACGTGAACTGGGCAGCGATCAATACCTGAGCAAGTACGACACAGGCACCCTGGCCGCACGCCTGGGCAATTCCCCTGAAGCCGATGGCGATGGCCAGAAGTATCGCGGGCGTGGCCTGATCCAGATCACTGGCCGGCGCAACTACCTGGCATGCAGCCAGGCGTTGTTCGGCGATGAGCGTCTGTTGCAGCAACCGGAGTTGCTGGAGCAGCCGCAATGGGCGTGCGAGTCCGCCGCGTGGTTCTGGCAGAGCAATGGCTTGAACGAACTGGCCGACAAAGACCATTTCACCACCATCACCCGACGTATCAATGGCGGCCTTAACGGTCTGGAGAACCGTCTGCAGTTGTGGGCCCGGGCGAAGGCGGTGTCATGGGTTTCCTGACGTCGTATCGCCTGCTTGGCTTTTTGCTGTTGTTGGCCGTTTCGGCTGGGGTTGCCTGGCAGGTACAGGCCTGGCGGTATGGCACACAACTTGAGCGCCAGGAGGCTCAGCATGCAGAAGCGCTCAGCCAGCAAAGCCAGTCTGCCCAGCGCCAACAAAAGGCTGAACAGGACAAACGCCTGGCACTGGAGCAACAACTCAGCGCCAGCGACCAACAACACACCCGGGAGCTTTCCGATGCACAGCGTGATCAGGCTCACTTGCGGGATCGCCTGGCCACTGCTGATGTGCGGTTGTCAGTCCTTCTCGACACCAGCGACCCAACCAACGGCTGCCCAATGCCAGCCACCGCCACCTCCGGCAGCGTGGTTCATGCAGCCCCGCGAGCCCGACTTGACCCGGCGCATGCTCAACGAATTATCGGCATCACCGACGACGGCGATAACGCGTTGATCGCCTTGCGTGCTTGCCAGGCGTATGTCCAGGCCGTCACGCGTTAGTCTCTTGTAACTTGCATGGCCCATGGGCTCCTGTAGGGTAGGCAAACGCCCGCCCACCCCAGGAGACGACC